CTTTTTACATTAGCTGATAAAGAGTCACTTATGACTAAAGCTGATGTAGAAGTTTTGTCTAATGTTGCATCTGAAATTTTAGGTAGTGTTACATCTGAAAAAGCACAGGAAAAGTAAAAGCCGATTCTGACTTATTTGCTATGTTTGCTCTTGCGGACAGGCTCGGCATGACAGTTGAACAATTGCAAAAGAGCATGACAGTAGATGAATTTATTTATTGGTTGGCATATTTAGAAGAAATGAATAGTAAAATGGAAAACAATGGGTAACTTAGGTAAATTAAATATTGTCATTTCTGCGGTTAATAAAACTAAGCAACAGTTTTCAAAAGTTACTCAAGACCTGAACAGTATAAGAAAATCAGCAACTAAGGCTTTAAAAGTTTTTGCTGGTTTTGGTACTGCTGTAGCTGGTGCGGCAGTTGGACTAGGATTAATAATCAAAAAAAATACCGATTTTATCGACAAACTTGAAAAAGTTTCGTCAAAACTAGGTATAAATGTTGTACTTTTACAAAAATTAAGATTTGCCGCTGACCAAACAGGCATAGCACAAGAAACTCTTGATATGGCTATGCAAAGGTTTATCAGAAGGGTTGGAGAAGCACAAGAAGGCACAGGTGAAGCACAGGGTGCATTAGCAAAGTTAGGAATACAGCTTAAAAATGCAGATGGTTCATTTAGAAGCACCGAAAGCATTTTATTTGATGTTGCTGATGGATTGCAAAATACTGAAGATGCATCAACTCGATTGAAATTAGCATTTAAATTCTTTGATTCAGAAGGTGCGGCTCTTGTAAATACTCTTCAAAATGGGTCAGCAGGTTTAAAAGAATTTTTTACTGAAGCAGAAGCATTGGGTTTTTTAATAGATGCTAAAACAGCTAAAGCAGCAGCAAAATTTACAGACGAAACAAGTAAGTTATTCAAGCAAATAGATGCAATCCAAAAACTTTTTGTTATGGCTTTTGTGCCTGTATTAACAGAAGCAACAGTAGCAATTCAAAATTTTTTCAAAGAAATAGCAGAAGAGAAGGGGTTTAAAAAATTCACAGAAGATTTAGCTTTAAGCATGATAACAAGTGTCTCCGCTTCATTAATTGCTTTAGATGAATTTAGAATGAGTTTTAGTAAAACTTTTCAAGGACTTGGAAATATTGTAACCACTTTTTCACTTGCTTTTAATGGCTTATTGATTTTAATTGAAGGTCTTAAATTGCGATTAGATGGTGCAAACTTTTCTGATGTAGTTTTGAAAATGTCAGAAATTAACGAAAAAAATAAAGAATTAATAGCATCTTTATCGCAACCTATAATGCCAAGTGAAGCAATAGCATCTAGTGTTGATGCTTTAGACCAGTTAGAAAAAAAATTAATATCTACATTTGCAGCAGGGGGGGAAACAAGTCCTATAAAAAAAGCAGAAGAAGATGTTCTTTCATTTTCAGAAAAAATAGCTATTTTTGCTGGTCAGGTTAATGAACCACTCAAAGCTGTTGAAATGAAGTTTAAATCAACAGGTGAAATGATAGGAGATACCATAGCTTCTTCAATGAAAAAATTTGAAGATACTTTGGTTGATGGTTTAATGACAGGTAAGTTTGCCTTTAAAGATTTCTCAAAATTTATAATTAAAGAGTTATTAAGAATTGCAGTAAAAAAATTAATTATAGACAAAATTACAGGTGGCTTTACTTCTTTTCTTGGTGGTTTTGGCAAAAAAGAAAGAGGTGGTACTGTAACAGCAAATAGACCTTATTTAGTTGGTGAAGCTGGTGCAGAACTATTTGTACCAAACAAAACAGGAACAATCGTGCCAAATAATAGCTTGGGTGGCGGCATGGCTTCAGGTGGCACTCCTGTAAATATAACCTACAACATTCAAGCCTTTGATTCAAAAGATACGTTAGCTGCAATAACAGAAAATGCACCAACAATATCTGCCATAGTAGAAAATGAATTTAATCGAAGGGGTAAAAGAGGTTTTGTAGCATGAGTGGAAGTTTCCCAACATCACCAGCAGCAAGTAGTGTAAATATACAATCTATAGAGCCTACTTTAGTTTCTGTTACACAAAATTTAAAAAGACAAGTAAGAAGAAGAGGTGGTCAAAGATGGTTATTAGAAGTTCAATTTCCACCAATGACTAGAGCAGAGTTTGCACCTATCTATGCTTTTGCTATGAAGCAACAAGGTCAATTTGAAACCTTCACTTATGTACCGCCTGTTATAAGCACATCACAAGGCGATACAACTGAAAATCCTGTAGTTGATGGTGCGGTGTCAGTTGGTGCAAGTTCAGCGACCATAGATGGTCTTACAGCTTCAGAATCAGGCATTATTAAAGCAGGTGATTTCTTTAAATTTAGTGGTCATTCAAAAGTGTATATGGCTACTGCTGATATGGATGCAGATGGTACAAGTCATGCTACCTTAAATTTTGCACCCAATCTTTTAAATGCAGTTGCTAATGATGAAACTATAACTTTTGCATCAGTACCTTTTACAGTTGCTTTTACTGAAGATATTACACAATTCAACACCGATGTAAGTTCTTTATATGGTTTTAAGATGTCACTAGCAGAAATATTTTAATGAGATGGATAGAGGAAGCACAGGTGCATTTCAAACAGAGATTGTCAAATCAGCAAACAAGCCTTTTCATTTACTTAAACTATCTTTTGATGATGTAAGCTATTATCTTTCTGATGCTTATATCCCTGTAACTTACGACTCAAATACCTATACACCAACAGGAAGTTTTTTAAATTTTTCTGATATTGTTGAAACCAATGAATCTAATGTTGAAAGCATTACAATATCTTTATCAGGAGTAGACACTACTTATACCAATTTATTTTTAACAGGCGGTTATTTAGACAGGACAATTGAAATTTATAAAGCATTTTTAGATAGCAATGATGCTTTGGTATCTGACCCTTTGTTAATATTTAGCGGCAGAATAAATAATCCTGTTATTAAAGAAGATGCAGAATCTGGTACTAGCACAGTATCAGTACAAGCAAGTTCATTATTTGTGGATTTTGAAAGAATTACTGCAAGATTTACAAACAATGAATCCCAACAAAGTTTCTTTGCTGGAGATACAGGCTTTAGATTTAGTTCTGTTGTAGTTAAAGAATTGAATTGGGGTACGACTACAGGTGCTACTACATCAGGTGGTGGTAGTTCTAGCGTATCAACACAGGGTTCAGTGACTTCAGTTATTAATAACACTTCTCCTGCTGAAAAAAGCATTTTTAGAGAACACACACCAACCAATCCTGTTTTTACTTTAATATCAGATGGCTCGGTAAGAATACACATTGATTATGCTAATAGAAGCACATCTAATTTTTCTGTTGGTGAGCAAGTAAAAATAAATGGTTTTGAAGCTACTACTTTTGATGATGGGGAATTTATTTTAAGTTCTGCAATCAATTATTCTGAAGGTGCTGGAACACACGCTATAGTTGCTATTGATTCTGATGGTTTTGGTTTTACTATTGCAGTTCCAAATACAGTAACATCTGTAAAATCAGGTAAATTTGGCGGTAGTGAAATAGTAATTAATGAAGAATTGGTTGTGCCTGTACTAATCGAAACAACATCAGGTTCAAATCAAATTACAGTAAATGCAGACAATTATGCAGCTTTAAACAGATTTATTTCAATAGGCTTAGAAGATATAATTTCTATCGGTGGTATATCTCCTGTTGTTATGGCTCAAATTAATCAAATATCAGGAGTAACTACAGACACGCTTACAGTTGATTTAACTGATACAACAAACATTATTGCTAATCCTTTGAAAACAACATCAGGTTCAACATCATTGGTAATAGATTTTGCAGGTCATAATATTGCTGTAAGCGATTCAATAACCATTTCAGGTGCTACAGCAGTTGGTGGTGTACCAGCATCAGATATAAATAAATCTCATACTGTTGCAGGTATTACAGCAAATACAGTAACAATTACTGTATCTACATCTGCTTCAAGCACAGCTAGAGGTGGTGGCAGTTCGGTTTTGCTTGATGGTTTTACTATTATTACCAATCCAATAGAAACCACATCTTCATCTGCTACTGTCAAAGTACATTATGCAAGTCATGGTTTGGCTAATGGTGATACTGTAACTTTGTCAGGTATAAACGATGTTGGTGGTTTAGACAGAGATTTATTTAATCAATCTCATACTGTTGTTGATGCTTCAAATGCAGATTATTTCACAATAACCTTAACATCTAGTGCGACAGCATCAGAGTTTGGTGGCGGTGCAAGTGGTGTTTTAGAAAAACCTATAAAAGCTACATCTTCTGCAAGATATGGCTCTTCAGGTACAACAATTAATTTACCTACAGAAACAAGATGATAGATAAATTAAAAGCAAATAAATATATAGAAGCTAAATTAAATGAACCTTTTGCATGGGGAACTAATGATTGCAATACATTTATTGTTGAATACTTTGATAAGGTATTAGGCACAGATTTATTAAAAATAATTTATGACAAATATTCTACTAAAGAAGGTGCGATAAAATTTCAAAAAGATTTTGGACAAAGAATATCTGGTAGATGTTTAGAATTAGGCATGACAGTGCATCATCCAACTAAAGCAATTTTTGGCGATATATTAGTTAAACACAATGAAAATTGGGATTCATGTCATATTTGTATTGGTAGTAAAATAGCATCTATAGATGAACAAATAGGTACAGCAATTATGCCAATACATAATTTTAACGATTTTGATTCTGCTTATAGATTTAGTAATGAAAATTAGAAACATAATATTATTTTTATCTGCCTTATTTTTTACAGGTAGTGTTTTTGCTTTACCTGCATTAGCACCTGTTTTTGTAAAAATAGGTGTTGCAGTAACTTTTGGTGTTGCTGCTGGTACAACTGCACTAGCAATTGGAATAGTTGCGACTGTTATAGCTGTCTATGCGGGTACACAGTTACTTGGTGCTATAAATCAGGACTTCACTGATGATATGTCATCACAAGCACAGTCAGCTTTGTCAAACCAACAAGGTTCAACCAATCCTTTGCCTGTTATTTATGGAGAAAGAAGAGTTGGTGGTACACCAATTTTTTATCATGTATCAGGTGAAGATAATGAATTTCTTCATATTGTTTATGCGATTGCTGAAGGAGAAATATCAGGTGTTAAACAAGTTTATTTAAACAACGACCCTTTGACTGTCCAATCTGAATATAATTTATGGTTTGGTTCTGCAATAGTACCTAATCCAAAATATGCAGGTTTTGTTAATTATGAAATTTACGAAGGCACAGATACACAAACCGCAGACGAATATTTAATTAGAGCAACAGAAGGTGTGTGGAAAGCAACAGATAGATTGCAAGGAGTTGCTTATGCAATTCTTCATTTAAGGTTTGACGCAGAAGTGTTTGGTGGTACAGGTATTCCACAGGTCAATTTTGATGTTGTTGGTAAACTAACTAAAAGAGTTACATCAGATGGTATTGATTATAAGATTTTTAGTGATAATCCAGCAGATTGTATAGAGGATTATTTAACCAATACTATTTATGGTAGGTCAATACCAAGTTCACAAATAGATACAGCATCATTTATCGCTGCAAGAAATATTTGTGATACTGAAGTAACAGTAGGCGGTAAAACGCAAAAGAAATACACTTGCAATGGCATAGTCAATACCAATAACAAACCATTACAAAATATTGAAAAACTTCTTACATCTTGTAGAGGTTCTTTAATATTTTCAGGTGGTAAATATAAACTGCTAATTGATGATGTGGGTACAGCAGTACAAACTTTTGATGAAGATAATATTGTCGGTGCTTTTGAATTGTCTTTAGGCGGTAAAGAATATAAAGCTAATAGCATCAGAGCAAACTTTTTTAATAAGAATCGTGATATGCAAGGAGATTTTGCTATAGTTCAAAGTTCTACATTCAAAGCTGAAGATAATGGCTTAAATCTTGAAAGAGCAATAGAACTACCTTTTACTGACCAAATGGAAAGAGCCTTGATGATTTCTACAATTAATTTAAAACAATCAAGGCAATCATTGGTTTTTAATTTTAAATCAACAATTGAAGGTTTAAGAGCAGAAATAGGAGATGTAATTTTTATTTCATTAGAATCTTTGGGTTGGAACACATTAAATACAAATCAAGGCAAGAAATTTAAGATTATGCGATTAGCCATAAAAAATAATGATGAAGTAGATATTACTGCAAGAGAATATGATGATGATGTTTATAATTTTGGCACAATCACAGCAGAAGATACCGCACCAAACACAAACCTACCTGATTTTTCATTTGTAGATAAGCCAACTATATCTACACCTACAGAAGAGTTAATTAAAGATTCACCAACAATATTCAACAGAGTTACTATTAATTGGACTCAAGAAAATAAATCATCTGTTGAATCTTATGAAATTGGTGTTAATAGACTAAACTCTATTAGACTCGCAGACAAAAACAGTTATGATTTTCAAGGCAGAAGTGTCAACGAAAGTTTTGTAGTAGATAAATTAGAAGCTGGTCAATATCTTATCTCTGTAAGAGCGAAAAACAGATTAGGAGTTTATTCTGATTTTTCTACACAAATATTTGAAGTTAAAGGTTTATCTCTTTTTGCACCTGTAAATACACCAGCAATAAATTCTGTCACAGAAGAATTATTTACCACCACGCAAGGTTCTGGTGTTAAAGCTAAAGCAATATTAACTTTTGGTGCATCAGTTAATGCAGTATGGGAAGATATAGGAGTTACTATTGACCATTATGATGTCGAGTTTAAAAAGTCTACTGAAGCATCTTTTCAAGGTGCAGGTACATCACAAGGAACTAATTTTGAATTCTTTGATATTGAACCAGCTTTGTATGAGTTTAGAGTAAGAGCGATTAATACCGCAGGTGTGGCATCAGAATTTGCATCTACTACTCAAAGAATTTATGGTCTTACTGCTGTTCCAACAGATGTTTCTAATTTATTTTTAAGAGCAGATAGCAATACTGCAACTTTAAGTTGGACACCAACAACAGACTTAGATGTAAAGATTGGCGGTTTTTATGAGATAAGACATTCATCACTTACATCAGGTGCAGAGTGGTCACAATCTACACAGGTAGGAGAAGCTGTATCAGGAATATCAAATACTGTAGAAGTACCATTATTAGTTGGTACTTACTTAATCAAGGCTGTTGATTCCATTGGAATTAAATCTGCTAACGCCACAACAGTAGTTAATACAGTTACACCTGATTTATTTCAATCGCAAGTATTTTTAACTAGAACAGAAAATCCTTCTTTCGCAGGAACTAAATCAAATATGATTGTTGCTGATGACAACACATTAAAATTAGAAGCAGATACTTTGTTTGATTCTTTGGGGTTGATTGATGAAGTAGGGTTAATAGATTCAGCAGGTGGTGTAGATTTATCGGGTAGTTATGAGTTCAACAATTACATTGATACAGGTCTTTCCGCGCAATCTTATAGGCTAAGTTCTGCATTTGCTTTTACCACAAGTTCAACATCAGATTTTTTTGATACTCGTTCAGGAAATATTGATACATGGGATTCTATAGATGCCAATACTTATGATGATGTTGAAGTTCAGTTACAAATAGCAACAACTAATGATAATCCTGCTGGTTCACCATCTTGGTCTGACTTTCAAAATTTCAGAATTGGTAATTACTATGGTCGTGCTTTTAAATTTAAGTTATTAGTAACATCAGGCGATGTAACTCACCAAGTTTATATCACATCTTTGTCTGCGACTTTGGAAGCCTTTCAAAAAATAGACACCAACCAACTAACATCAAGTACAAGTTCGTTAGGCGTTACTTTTGGTCAAGGATTTTTAGTTACTCCAAAAATTGCTGTTACTGCACAGAATATGGCAAGTGGAGATTTTTATGAAATAACAAGTGTTTCAAGCACAGGTTTTACAATTACTTTCAAGAACAGTAGTGGTACAATTGTCGCTAGAACATTTGACTATATAGCAAGAGGTTTTTAATGGCTCAACACGATTATGATATAGCTAATGCCACTGGAGCGAACTTCAGAGCAGACTTAAATAATGCTTTAGATGCAATAGTATCTAATAATTCAGGTTCTTCAGAACCATCTACCAAATTTGCTTATGAATGGTGGATTGATACTTCTAATAATTTATTAAAGCTAAGAAATTCTGCAAACAATGCTTGGATAACCTTGCCTTTATCAATTACCGCAGATAATTCAACTTCAGGTGCTTTAACAGTAAATGGTAATCTAAGTACAACAGGAACTTTAGATGTAAATGGTGGTGAAGTAATTTTAGATGCAGATGCAGATACATCAATAACAGCAGATACCGATGACCAAATAGATTTTAAGATTGGCAATGTAGATGTTGCAACTTTAACAAACAGTCATTTAGTTATGAAAGGAACAACACCAAAAATTACTATTGGTGATGGTGGAGAAGAAGATACCGCTTTAATTTTTGATGGCAATGCACAAGATTTTTATATTGGCTTAGATGATTCTGCTGATGATTTAGTCATAGGTACAGGCTCTACTGTTGGTACTAATCCAAAGGTAGTAATTGAAAATGGTGGTAATGTCGGAATTGGAACTGCAACACCAAGTAGAAAATTATCTTTGGTAGATAGTGGTACAAACACAGCTATAGAATTGAAAAACAGTTCAGGTCAGCTTATTTTAATAAATTTTTCAGGAAATAATTTAGAAATAGGTAATTCTCATTCTTCTGGTTATATTAACCTTTTCACAAATAATGGTAATGCAAATTTGTATATGACATCTGATGAAAAACTCGGTCTTGGTACTTCTAGTCCACAAGGTCAATTACATATTCAAAAAGATTCTTCAGAAACCGATTTAGTTCTACAATCAAATATTGCTGGAACAGGTTCAGCGCATGGTGGTCGATTATTGTTGCAACTAGGTGCAATGAGTGATACAGGCTCAGGTAATGCTGACACAATGGCAGGAGATACTCTTGGCTTAATTCGATTTAGAGGTCAAGGTACTGATTATTCTTATGATGGGGGAGAACTTTATGTCGAGGTGCAAACAGGAGATGGCGATGACGATAGGGCTGCTCAAGGTACTATGATGATATTCAAAACAATGAATGTAGGAGTTGCTTACGCACAAGAAAATTTCAGAATTGCACAAGATGGTACTTTAACGGCAACTGATACCACGATTGGTTCAAATTCTGATAGAAGAATTAAGAAAAATATAACTGATTTTACAGGCGGTTTAGACTTGGTTAAGAGTTTAACACCTAGAAATTTTGAGTTTAAAGATGAAACAGGCAAAAGAAAATCAGGTATTTGCAGAGGTTTTGTAGCGCAAGAAATTTTAGAAAAAGATGATTATTGGGTTTATGAGCAAGAAGCTAACGATAAAGATGATTCAGAGTATGAATATACAAAAGATACTGAAAAAGTTTATGTATCAAAATTAACAGATAAAGATGCTATGTATGTTTCTGCAATCCAAGAATTAGAAGCAAGAATAAAAACATTAGAGGGATAACATGGCAATAAATTATATTTGGGATTGTAAAACTGTAGATGTAAAAACAATTGATGATAATGAAGATACTGTTTTTAATGTACATTGGCGATTGAAAGGCGAAGATAATGTTAATACCATTAAAGATTCTAGAGGTAACGACATAACCGCTACTGCTACAATTTGCGGCACACAAGTATTAGATACTTCTGATTTATCTAGCTTTACTGCTTTTGCTGATTTAACTAACGAACAAATAACAGGATGGGTAGAATCAGCTTTAGGTAGCGATGTAGTACAAGCTAAAAAGGAAAGTCTTGATACAAGAATAGCTGAGTTAGTTACACCAACACAACAAACAAAAACAATAGGAGAATGATATGTCAGATATAAGAGTTAGAAACGATAATGGTGATGTAGAGGAATACAACAAAGAAGACATGACTGATGAACAAAGAAGTTTGTTTAACGATGTCTTAGCCTTACAACAAAGATGTATTGAGATTGAGCCAATGGCAAGAGAATTTGCAGATAAAAAACAATTGGTTGATTTTAAATCCCAGTCATTATTAGAAAGCCTTAGAGGTATAGGAAATGCCGAACAAGAAAACAACAGCGAAACCAAGACAATCGACTAAAAAGCCAACTGTTCAGCAAGTTGCAAATGCTTTAGATAGGCATGAAAGAATATGCGAACAAAAATGGAAGGAGAACTTCCGCAGATTAGATTCAATTGAATCGGATATAAATACTACCAATAAAAGATTATGGCAGATAGCTGGAATTGTTATCGGTCTACTATCTTCCTTAGTGATAAATGCCTTCTTCATGTAAGATGAACATTGAAGAATATTATGTTGAAATCTCAATATTTATCGCAAGTGTTTTAGGCGGACTTGCTCTTAAAGATTATTCGGTATCTTTTATCAAAGGTCTTAAATTTAAACTTAACTCACAATTCAACGAAGGCGATAAGGTCTTATTAGATGGCGAACAAGCCATGATAATTAAAATTGGCATGGGTACTACTGTCTTTGGTGTTTATGGGCGAGATGGCTACACATGGCGTTATATCAGCAATACTAAGATAGAATCCCTAAAATTAGAAAAGATAGTTGATAAAGACTTACATCAAGATTCTGCTTATGAAAAGCGACAAAAACTAAAAGACATATTGGAGGGCAAAGACAATGATTGATAAATTTTTTAAACCAATAAGCGATTTAATCGGTAAAGCCATACCTGATAAAACTAAGCGTATGGAACTTGAATCAAGTATCAAATCGCAAATGATTGATTTGCAAAAAGCACAAGCAGACATAAATTTAGAACAGGCTAAACATCCCAGTCTTTTCGTTTCGGGAAGCCGCCCCGCAATCTTGTGGATTTGTGCATTGTCGCTTTTTTACCAATTCTTCTTAGCACCTATGTTGAACTGGATAGTAGTTGTATCAGGAACATCTATCCAACCACCAGTATTAAATACTGAAGGACTAATGACTTTGACGCTTTCGCTTTTAGGGCTAGGCTCAATGCGTAGTTTTGAAAAATTTAAAGGCGTAGCTAGAAGTAATATGCAAGAAGAAAACGTAAAAGATTCTTTTAAACCATAATGGAAACAGGTGTAACAAAAGAACTGATTGATGATTTAAAAGAAATGCTTATTAAGAATGAAGGCATGGAACTTAAACCTTATCAATGTACTAGCGATAAAACTACGATTGGTGTTGGTCGTAATCTGACTGACAATGGCATAACTGTCCAAGAAGCTGAAATGTTATTAGCAAATGACATGGATGGTGTCTTTAATGATTTAGATAGAAACATAACTTTTTGGCAATCCATGCCTT